GCTGCAGCTGCTTCAATACCATAAGCAAACTTTTCAGCTAAATTTCTATAATTAATATCATAAGGTATATACATTGGAAACTCTGCACCTGTTTCAAACAAAGCTCCGTAATTAGTGGTAATACAATAAAGACCTGCAGCCATAGATTCTAATAAAGATATACAAGACGTTTCTTCAAAAATACTTGGGTACACATACATATTATAGTTATGTATATTTTCTCTAATGTATTCATTTGGTTTATAACCAATATAATTTACATTAGGTAATTCTTTAGCTTGTTTATAAAGAGCGGTATAATTATGATCATTCTGTTCATAAAATTGTTTTCCATATATTTCTGTAGATGAATATACATCTAAACTAATTAAAGGATTTTTAACTAATTGCATTGCGCCTAATAATACACTTAGTCCTCGCCAAGGAGTATTTTGATGAATAATTTTTATAGGTTTATTTTGTTCATAAGGTTTAGCTTTTCCTATTTTTTCTATTCCATTTTTAATAACTAAACATTTGTGACAAGGTAGACCAAACATCATTCTAAATTTTTCATAATTCCAATGTGAATTAAATACATACCAATCGTACTTGTGATGATTAGCTTTATTTTTAAACCAAGGATGTAAATTAGGTTGATCGTAAGAATTTTTTTGCCAAAGTATATTTATTTTATTTGGATCAATAGGAACTTTACCGGGAACACTAGTACAGATTTGTACTTGATCTAACAATTCTTTTTTGACGTACTTAGTTAAAAATTCTAATTGTAACTCAGTGCCGCCTTTAGGGTTTTGGTTTGTTATCATTTTTCATTGTTTTCTGTATCATGTCTAAACCTTTCGGAGAAACTTGCACAGTAACATCTTGTACTATATCTTCCCCTTCTACTTTCTTTTTAAACACTTCGTTTGTTTTAGTATTACGCCACGTAGTTATTGTAGTGCAATCTATCTTTATTATATTATCCGTTTTCATTCTCTCTGTTTATTAAAGCATAACTTATTAGGCCTTGTATTTTATTACTTCCTGTCGCTGCTTGTACAGTTATAGCATCCCCTCCTTCTAAATTCAAGCCTTGAGGTGAAGCATTTACTTGCGACTTAGCAGCCACATCATCTCGAAAAAACTCATACTCAGTATTAGAATCAGAAAAATCAACAAAATTCATATTTATTAAAATAGATGATGATGCATCGTTATTAACACAATAAACACTTTTAACTATAATTGCTGCAGTAGTAGGACACGTAAGCACTGTAGCTTTGGCTGTATCCGATTGTTTAAAACCTTGATTTTTATATTGTATTGTCATGATAAAAAATAATTAAATGCATCCTGTTCATTTTTTAAATCTTCTTGAAAAGAAAAATTTAATTGTTGTTTCATAGTTGTCATAGACTCAATAATTTGTCTTTGGTTTTCTACTTCATATTCTTGTTTAGGTTCAGGTATATAGTTAGTTAACTTAGCCATTACGCTCTATTTATTTTTCTTAAAGTTTTAGCAAAACGAGCTCGTTGGCCTAATTTACCTTTTGCCTTAGCTGCCTTATTTAATTTATCTAAAGGAATTTTTTCACCTTTTTTAATGTTTAAAGCTTTTCTTAAAGAGCCTGGTTTCTTAATAGCTTTTTTAATATTTAATCTTTTAGTCATTATCTTCTCCCGTCTGGTTGAGCATCCATTCTAAAACTACCATAACGCCACGTTTGTCCTGCAGCATCGTTTTCAACTTTTAATGATAGTAATCTTCCTCTCGCTCTAGTGTCTACTTTATCAGTAGTGCTGGTTATTGTAAAGGGTCCGAGTGGTGACCCTGTTTGAATATCAGAAGGAAAATCAGAAATAAATAAAGTTACTTTTGAATCACCTACTAAAAATTTATAGTCAGGCATAAATCTTCTCATAGACATAAATAATTCTCCGTCGTCTATATCAAAATCCCCTGATCTAATAAATGCTGCAATCGCTGTTGTGCCTGAACTGTTTACTTGGTCTGTTCCTACTTCATGAGCGTAATATATTGATGTTCCATATTTATTGGTAACACCATTAATTAAATGAGTTACTGGAGTAGTTGTAACATTGTATTCAGTAGCGTAGGGCACATTAAAGACTCCTTGATCTTGATAGGTAGATCGAGCTAATGAACTAGTAGTCCAACAGTTTTCTTGATAGTTATAGGTTACACATCGATCTATTTGTTCCGATCCTGCTTTAGGATAAAACCAATTAACTTCAGTATATAAAGAATTAGGGGCAGAATAAACTGTAGCCGCTGCATTATAATTAATTCCCAAGTCTCCATTTCGTGTTGTAAATACAAAATCTTCTACAAGACAAGGCAAAGCTTTTACAGTACCATCGTACATAAAAAATCCACCTTCACCAGACATCCAATAAACAGCACCATTAACATAGGTAGCTGCGTGTTGTGCAATACATCCACAATGAGTTCCTACTTGTCTCACTGAAAAAGTAAATGGAGGTCCAACAAATTGAATTACGTAAGCTGCTGAATCGGTTAATACAAAAACATAATCTTTACCTTGAATAGCAGAAACAATTTTATTTCCTGTATCTAACCTAAATGTTCCAGCGGTGTTTGTTGCTTTTGGAGTATAGGTATTTAAATCTTCTTGATTAGAAAATCTTACAAACATAGGGTCTTGAGTCGCGCTGTTTCCAATAGTTGTTTCAGTTCCAAAATGAAATAAATGTCTGTCTCTATCTGAAACCAATGTAAATCTGCTGGCAGTTGGATTAGCGGAAGTAGAAAATCCTGATGTAGAGGTTGAAGCTCTTATTGATCTAGGATTAGTGGTTCCTGCGTCCCAAGTAAAAGTTTTACCGTCATGAATAGTAGCAACTAATACTTCTCCAAAATTATCTAAAGACCAATTACCTGGATCTAATATTACATTACTAACTGTTCGTGCTGTTCCCCATGTAGAATCACCCCAGAGATATGTACTCCACCCATAACCAGCTGTTTGAAAAGTTGGTCCTACAATAACATAAGGTTGTACAGTTGCTGATCCAGTGCCACCTCCTCCTGGATTAACTGCTACTGTAGGGGCTGTGATTTTAAAAGTATGAGTTGTTACGTCTCTTACTTCAAAAGCATTATTGGTAAATGTTGAGGCTGCTGTAAATCCATTAGGAGTAACTGACATAGTATCAAAGACAATATATCGTCCATTAGATAATCCATGTGACGTTAAATTAACAACTACATCTGCAGATCCTTGGACTGTATCAAAGGTAGCTGTTCCTGATAGTTGTGCCTCTAAAGGAGTAATGTCATAAAAAGCTTCGTCATAATACAAAAACAAACCTTGAGAAGTTCCGATAGCCGTATATCTTTCTCCTTGAAGACTAGTAAAAGCTAATTGAGCTCTAGCTGGTCCAGGTAAAGTTTCTTCAGCTACGGTTAGTTGTTCCCAACCCCCTATTTTTTCTGGGGCTGTATATCTAAAACGAACAAAATCTCCATCTACCCATTGACCTGGAAGGGCGGAAGGTACACTTTGTTTATTAAAACCTGCTGCAAATTTGACTTTTTTAAGTGCCATAAATCTATAATATATGGTTTTTTAAAATTTAATAGCCTTAATTATAGCTAAAATTAAAGTTACCTGCAATACTAATAGAATTATTATGCTGTTCTACGCCATGTTCTAAGAAGCTAGGAAATATAATGATCTGATTTTTAGTTAAATTAGGCTTAAAAATTTGTGGGTATAAACTGGGTTCATCAAATATAGATTGAATTAACAAATGATTGGGAGCGTAAAATTTAGTTTTTGATTCTTTTATCTTTTCATAAATTATAAAAGAAAAATTTGATCTGGGGTGAATATGTGTTTCTTGAAAATCTTTGTTTTTATAATAGTTTTTCCATATATTAGTTAGATTAATCTGATAGGGTTTATGTATTACCTCGTTTAATAAAGTAGTTATTGTTTTAAGTAAATAATTTAAAGATTCTTTTTCAATAGTGTTATCTAAAGTATTTGTAGAATGACTAGTAGCTACGTTATTCCATTTGTTAAAGATTTTCTTTTCTTTAATTTTAATTTTTTGAGCATCTATGTTACCTACATAAATTTTTGTGGGAAATATATCAAAATTCATTATTTATAATTTACGTTTAAAACAAGTCTTACTTTTTCATCAGTACAACTTATTCCGCTGTGTTTTAAGTCAGGATCAAATATTACAGCTTGGTTAGCTATACTCTGATATTTTTTACCATCTTCGAATACTGTTGCTCCATTATTAGTATTCAAATAAAACACTGCTGTATATGTAGATCCTTTTATTCCATCTACATGTAATCCATGTGTAATGGGTTCAGCTGTTCTGGTTGTTAAATTTAATTTACATCTCAATACTTCATTTACATCCAAAGCAGATAGGATGGGTTCAATAACACTCATATGTTGCTGAGGTGTATTTACTATTCCTCCATTTTTTATAAAAGTATGAGTAAATTGAAAATGTTTTTCATCTTTGCCTTCAGCGTCATTAATACCTTTATTTAAAAACCAAGGAAAATATGAACCTGATATGTACTCACTTATAGGTTTAAAAAATTTAGGTTTAACTAAATTTTTAATTACTTTTATTTTTTTATAATTACGTTCCATTCTAACTCTTTTAATAAATCATTTAACTGTATAACTCTATCAGTAGTTTTTCTTAATTTGTCATGTAATTCTTTGACATCTATAAGTATAAAACTTTTACTGTCTTCAAAAACCATTTTATCTGCCTTGGTTTTAAATGAACCACCTTTAGAAAAATTTTTATTTAAAGGCCTTAAATCAAATTTAAAAGATTGATTAGATTTATTTTTTATTATACCTTGTATGTCCCACAACTGTGTTTGTTGTTGATAAGGCGTAGCATACATAACTTCATCTAAATAATTTTTAAATATCGCTATCAACTTTAATTCTGAGTTTTTGTTTTAGTTTACCAATCTCTTTAATATAACTTTCATTTAATTTATTTAATTCAGAAATTGCAAACTCTAAAATTGATATTTGTTCTTTTAAATAACCATTCATTCCTTTTTCACTTTTAAACAAAAGATGTAAGTTTTCATATTTTGCCATATACTCCTCTTGTTTTGCATGTGATATTTTAAGAATATCTCGTAATTTATCTTCTTCTGTCATAATTTTCCTTTATTTAATTATTTTTTTATACGTGTCTTGATCCCTGTTTACATTTAAAGCTAATGTAGAAGTATCCGCTCCCATAACTCCCACAGGCATTGCACTACACATTATATGATTGTGTATTTTTTTAGATTTGTTTAAGCTAAATTTAAAATTAAGGTGACTTGGAATAAAATAAATAGTGCCTGCTTCTGGAATCAACGCTCCTTTAAAAGCATTAAATGCATTATACGTATGAATGTTTGGCTCAAAACCTTTTACATCTTTTTCAAAAATAAAATAAGGTTGTCCTTTTTCATATTCAAAAAACATAACTATAGTGATAATAGAATTTCTTTGACGTATAATTTCAGTATCTTGATTAGGTTTTATTTTATTAAACCACGAGTTTACTATCATAGCTCCAGTATTCCACTGCATAGTATCTTTGGTAAATTGATGTAGACCTTGATTTAGTGTTTCTCTAAAATTAGGTAGCTTAGGATGATCTAAACATTTTATAAGTTTACTTGTTTCTCCCTTACTGGAATTTTTTTCTTTTTTATCCGTCGCAGCATCTGGATACATAGGTTGATACTCTAAATGTTTAGAAAGAGTTTTAACCGTTTTAAGTTGTTCAGGATTTAATTTTATTCTTATAGATCCAACTACTTCAGGAAAAAACTGAGTTACTTCCATATTCCTCCTTGAAAGGTATTAGGTAAACCCATGTGAGGTCTATCATCATATTTTTTATCTGTTGTTTTTAAATTATTGTAATGAACAAAAATTTGAAAATGTTTATCAAAAGGATTGGGATTTCTCCAATGTTCTAAATCACATCCTCTATAAATCATTAAATCGCCCTTTTTTAAATGCACCGCTTTACCGTCTGTAAATCCAGGGATATAACCAGTATTTGTAATCTTTCCTTTTTTCTTATCTGGTTCTAAATAAATAGGCCAATCATTATCGTCAATACAAAGTGTACCGGATATCTCGCAGCTGTCTCTATCTTTATGTCTCGTCAATTCTTCACCTTTTAAATATATCCTCATGTATGAATAGTTTTCATTTAATTTAAGACCAGTATTTTTTTCAAAGATAGGTTTTAATTTTGTTGTTAAACTATCGGACAAAGGATCTCCATAAGAACAAAAACCTTTATTAACTTGATGGTCACCAAATAATCCATGATCTTTATTAAAAGGTGAGATATACCTATTTTTTTTAAAGGTATCTAAAATTTGTGCTTTTAAAGCAAAATAATCTTTTGCAACATCTGCTGTTTCTTCACTTATAGCAGATTTTATAATAACATAATTTTTTTTATTAAATTCTTTCATATTATTGTAGAGGATTGCCTGACACCCATTTTACCAAACTTAATCTTTTTCCTTTAGTTACTGGCGTTACTCTATGCCAAATTGTTGAAGGAAAAACACAAACAGAACCTTTAGGTAATATTTCTGTGCATTTCCATTTTTTTATTTTACCATTATTTGTAATGTTCATAAATTCTAATTCTCCACCTGTATAATCTTTAGGGTCAGATAAGTTAAGAGTCATTGATAATTTTCTATTAGAACCTCTTAATACACCTTCTTTACTATAAGGTTCTATCCATGCATCATTATGCCAATCGTAATGTTGATTTAATGCATATTCAGTAAATTGAGCTGCTTCTCTTCGATCCCATTGTAGTTGCCAATCAGCTCTTTGATTAGCTTGTTCTATAATACTTTCTAGTTCTAAATGAATCCATAATTCATCTAGCCACGTTATTTTAGAATTTCTAGTTTTTTGTAATTTCTTTTTATTTCTATTTTTAAATACGGTAAAATTTACCATGCTCTGATCAGTGCCAAAAATATCTCCTTCTTTAGAGTTTTTTGATGCGGCTAATTTAACAATATCATCACAAAAATGAAGTGGGACTATTGATTGAAAATAATAAAATAAAAATTTTTGACTTCTCATTTCTGACCTTTCAGTCAAAACTATATCAAAAAATTAATAAATGTAAAGATTAAACAACGATCCACTCAGAACCGTTCCATTGAACAGTGTCGTTAGTAGTGCAATCTTGTGTTGCTTGCCATTTTAAATCTGTTGAGTTCCAAGTAACG